TTTTACCAGAATAATTTATAGTTTCTCTAGTATGGGATTCTTCAATTTTTTTTAAACCATTATCAAGTGTGGCAAGTTACACGTATAACATCTGGTCTCCCAAAGGGATTGTTGATGAGTACGCATATCCAGTGATGAGGGATTACTTTCCAGAACAGCTTGAGAAGTTAGAAGGATGGACGAAATCAGGTGCTACGAGTGCTGAAGTGATGAGAATTTTTGACGAAGTTAGTAGTGGTAACCAAAACGATGATATCATGATGGATCCGAATGATCTATGGTTTCTCGAATTGGCTACGAAGAAAGTTAGGTTTATGTTGGGTTCATGGAAAGTAGAGCCCTATTCACTTGAAGAGGCAGTAAATAGATTACATGTTGATACATCAGCTGGTTTTGGTTATCAAGGAAAAAAAAAGGGTGAAGTGATGGAAGAGATTAAAGCTCAAGCTAAGCAGATGCAGATTGATGCAAAATCTTTAACTCCTCAGGTCCCTATCCCATGTCTTTTAGGAACTAGAGGTATGTTACATCAATATGATGACCCAAAAAGAAGAGTGACATATAATGTTCCTGCTGCTCAAGTGGCATTAGAACAATGTTTTGCTGGACCTTTAATTGAGAAGGCAAAGACGATTCCTAACTATCCGATTATGTTTGGTAAAGATGTGATTCCAAAATTATCTAAGATGAATGCGCAAGACATGTATCCAAGAGGATCTTACTCAGTTGAACTGGATGTAAGTGGTATGGATAAGAATTTGTATGCGGCAACCTTAGTAAGGGGATTTTCTGTTATGGAAGACATGATCGACTTCGAGAATTGGGAAGGAAAATCACTTGGAAGAGCGAAATCAATTAGATGGAAAAGAGTGTGGGAATACGTGAAATACTACTTTCTTCACACTCCAGTTATGTTGCCAGATGGAAGGGTAAAGTTCTTAGATGGAGCCGTACCTTCAGGTAGTTCATTCACACAGTTCATTGAGAGTGTAATTTCAATGATTATGTTCATGTTTTATGCTTTAAAATATGGATATTCGGTGCTTGCTATTAACGTACTTGGAGATGATTGTCGAGCGGTTACAATTACTAGACCTGATATCAAGCATATTGCTCAAGTTTATTTGGAAACGTTCTTTGCTGTGCTTAACACGAAGAAAACAAGAATTGTGAGAGCCGATAGAGGTGGATCGGAGTTTTTAGGGTATAAGTTTAGAAATGGTTTTTTATATCGACCAACAATGGATTGGTTTAATTTGATGCTTCATCCGGAGAATGAAGTCAAAGATTTACCAACCAGCTTTTCGAGACTAACTGCTTATATGTTTTTAGGAGGAGTTAATGACGTTGCCTTCTGTGATTTTTATCAAACATACCAAACATGTTGGCCTTTAGAAAATTGGGATTTTGTGATGACAAAAGATATGAAAGCAAAAATGCTCTATGGAGGAATGGAATTTTCGTTGAAAAAGTTGTTGGATTATACAATGAAAGATTTTGTGTGGTCGTTAATTTCTTTTAAAGATTAAGCAAGATGTGGAGAACACTCCACATGCCAAAAAAAAAAAAAAAAAAAC